CAACCGACCTAAGCAAGTCACAAAAAGGCTTTTAAATTTAAATATTAACTTAAAAAATCAATCAAAATGAAAACAGCAAACCTAAAAAATATAATGAGCCTTGCTTGGCAATTCTTTAAACAAACAGGCTTCAGTTTTTCAGAATGTTTGAAAAAAGCGTGGGCAAATTTCAAATTAAAAAAAGAAATGCAGACTAAAATAGTTAAATTTTACTTTCAAAAAGTAAATGGCGAAATTCGTGAGGCGTGGGGTACTCTTAACCCTGATTTGATGCCAAAAACAGAACAAAACCAGCGCAAACAAAATGACACTGTTCAAGTGTATTTTGACACTGAAATAAATGAATTCAGATGCTTTAAAAAGTTTAATTTAGTGTAATGTCACAAAAAGCGGTTTTTAAAATGTAAAAATTTGATTTTTCGCACTTTAAACCGCTTTTATTTAACAAAAATAATTATATTAGTGCGACATTTGTAGGGTAGTAATCAAATTATGAAAGCTATAAATTTAATAGGGCAGAGATTTGGCAAGTTGAAAGTAATAGAAAGGCTGCCAAATTATGTTTCGCCATCAGGGCAACAGGTTGTGTTTTTCTTGTGTAAATGTGACTGTGGTAATGTTCATGAAGCAAGAAGCATTCATTTAAGAAGAGGTAAAATACAAAGTTGCGGTAATTGTGAAAATAAGATGCATGGCGAAAGTGGGTCAAAATTGTACGGTCTTTGGAATAATATGAGGTTTAGAGTAAGTGAAAAATATTTTCAAAGAAATTTGTATTTTGACAAAGGTATAATAGTTTGTGAAGCGTGGCAAGATTATAAAAAATTCGCAGAATGGGCAAAAAGTAACGGCTATAAAGAGGGTTTACAGCTTGATAGAATTGATAATTCAAAAGGTTATTCGCCAGAGAATTGCAGATGGGTTAAAAGCCAAGAAAATTGTAATAATCGTGATGTTACTTTTAAGGTTAAATACAAGGGTAATGTTTACGCTTTTACAAACTTAATAGACTTGAAGAATTTAAGAACCCATGAACGCACTGTAAGGCAAAGAATAGAAAATGGCTGGTCTATTGAAGATGCTTTTGATAAACCTTTTAGGGCTGGTAATTATAGAAGAAAAAAATGATAGAAGCGAAAACAATACAAAAATATAAAGACAAAAAATTATCGCAGCTTATTAAGATAGCACAAAAGCATTTTAATTCTTATGTAAGAAGCAGAGATAGTTTTGATGGTTATTTTCGGTGTATATCTTGCAATGAAATAAAACCAACAAGTAAAATGCATGCTGGACACTTTTACTCGGTGGGTAATTATCAAAGCGTTAGATTTGACCTTGATAATTGTCATGGGCAATGTCACAAATGCAATACTTTTTTGCACGGCAATTTAATACCATACCGAGAGAACCTGATAAAAAAGATTGGCGCAGAAAGATTTGAACAATTAGAACAATTAGCCAGGTTAAGAGGCTTTAAATTTGACAGAATAACAATAATAGAAACAATAGAAAGATTTAAAAAACAAAGAAAATGGCAATAAAAAACAATACAGAATTATATTTAGTATTAACAAAACATTGGTTCAATGAAATTTTATCAGGCAGAAAAAAGCAAGAATATAGAGATTTTACAGAGTTTTATATTCAAAGGTTGGGGGTTATTGACAAAGAAAATCAACTTGTTGATACAAGAAAATATAAAACAGTAAGATTTCAAATGGGTTATTCTAAAAATGCACCACAAATAGTGGTAGAGTGTAAAGGTGTTTTTATTGAGCATGACCCAGATGCAGAAGATGAACTAACAACTGATAATTGTAATTTTTGTATAGAACTTGGTGAAATTATTGAAAAAATAAATATCTAACCTTAAAAAACTAATAACCAATTAAATTTAAATATTATGTCAGAACCAGCAAAAAAAGGTACAGGTAAACCAAGTACCAGAGCAAAAAGAACTATTGCAAATTCAGGTATCAGAGCAAGAGTGACAGCATTAGGTAAAAGAAAATAATAAATAATGTTGTTAAATTCTACTTTGAAAAGTATCAAAACTCTTTCTGAAAACACAGAAAGGGTTTTGCTCTTTCATTCAGGCGCAGGTAAAGACAGCATCGCTCTACTTGAGTTATTAAGCCCTCATTTTAAAGAGGTAGTCTGTGTTTATATGTACATGGTTAAAGATTTGAACCATATTAATAAGTACATAAGATGGGCTGAAAACAGGTATAAAAACGCTAAATTCATACAAACACCACATTACGCCTATTATAATTACAAAAAAATGGGTATCGCAGACACAGAACAGATACCATACGCTGAATATAATTTGTCAAAAATCACTGATAAAATCATAGAACAAACAGGTATAGAATGGGCGGTATATGGATTCAAGCAGTCTGATAGTCTCAACAGGCGCTTAATGTTAAGAGGCTACGAGAACGAGATAACCAACGAGAAGACAAAAAAGGTGTATCCTCTCTCCAAATGGAAAAATAAAGATGTGATAAACTTCATCAAGAAAAAACGCCTTATAGAGCCACTAAAATACGGCAACACTGGAAACACCAGAAGTCAAGGGACTGATATAATGGATTTATCTTTCCTCCTTTGGTGCAGACAAAACGAACCAAACGACCTTAAAAAGGTTATCGCAGAATATCCTGATGTAGAAAGAATACTATTTGAATACGACTATGCAGAACAAAATAAAACAAAGTGAAACCAAAATAGTTTGGAGAAGTGAAATAACTCCTGCTGACTACAATCCTCGTAAAATATCCGAAGAGGCAAGAAAACAACTCAAAGCCAACATAAAGAAAAACGGAATCATAGGAGGCATGGTATGGAACGAACAAACCAAAAATCTCGTTTCAGGACACCAAAAACTATCCATAGCAGATGAAGTTAATAAATACAATCCCAAAACAAAAGAGAACGACTATGAAATAAAAGTGGAAGTTGTCAATGTGGATTTAAAAACAGAAAAAGAATTAAATATCTTCTTCAACTCTAAATCCGTTCAGGGAGAAATGGACTACGCTAAATTAGCTTTAATGATTCCTGATATTGATGTAAATCTTGCTGGACTGGATGAAGTAGATTTGTCATTCGTAGAGGTAGAAATCCCAGTAGATATTAAAATAGACATTCCAACATTTGAGCCACAGGCAGAGAAGAAAGAAGCAGCAAGAGAGGAAGAGCAGACAGAGAGCGACAACGAGCCTTCCGATGAAGAAAAGAAAGCAAAAATCAAAGAGATTAAAGAAAAGGTAAAAGAAGGTGCGGTATATGAAGGAGACCCATATTTCATGGTTTCTTTTGACAGCTATGAAAATAAAGTCTTCTTTTTAGAAAGATTTCATTTAAACGGAGATACTAAATTTGTAAAAGGCGAAGAACTCGCAGAATTGATAGACAATGAGTAATATGGGAAGACCAACAAAATACAATAAAGAGTACCATGTTCCGCAGGTTTTTAAATACTGCTTGGCTGGACTTACTGATACTCAAATAGCAAGTTTGTTTGAGATTTCAGAATCAACCTTAAACGAATGGAAGAACAAATATCCTGAGTTTTCGGAGTCCCTAAAAAGGGGAAAGGAGGATGCTGACTCTAATGTAGCATCAATGCTGTATAAAAAAGCAGTCGGATACAAGGAGAAAAGACAAGTGCCAATTAAAATCAGAGAAACAACAAATGGAGAAGGTTCAAAGGAAAAGGTGGAGATAATAGAGGTAGAAGACTATTATCCGCCAGAGACTTCGGCACAGATATTTTGGCTTAAAAACAGAAATCCACAGATATGGCGAGACAAACGAGAGGTGGAAATGGAAGTAGAAAACAAAAATCATTTTGATTATTCCAAACTTTCTGATGAAGCAATAAAAGAATTGATAAATGCAGAAAAAGGGCTAACGGATGCAGAACATTCTGAGTAATATTGACCCATTAGGTTTGAAAACCCACGCTTATACTCGTGGGATTTTTGACTTTATAACAATTCGTGAGGGAAAGAAAAACGAAAAGCAAGAACAGGCTTTAAAAATCCTTACGGACAATATTACTCGTGAGTTTCTTTATGGTGGTGCAGCAGGAGGAGGGAAAAGCTGGCTTGGTGCATCGTGGCTGGTATTCCAGTGCTTGGCATTTCCAAAGACAAAATGGTTTATAGGCAGGGAAGAATTAAAGCGACTTCGTATGTCTACCCTTATTACCCTTTATAAGGTTTGCGATGCTTACGGCATCCCTAAATCAGAATTTGCTTACAACGGACAAGATAACTTTATTCGCTTTAAAAACGGCTCTCAAATAGATATGCTGGATTTACGATATCTTCCAAGAGACCCATTATATGAGCGATACGGCTCGGTAGAATACACAGGAGGCTGGATAGAAGAAGGTGGAGAGG